TCCTTCAAACTTTTTAATAGTTTCATTAGCTGTATTAAGCTGTGTTTCAAGATTTGTATAATCTTCTTGAGTAATTGTAGTCTCTTTTATTTTCTTTTCTATAGATTTTTGAAGAGAAACTACATCAATTTTGTTATTTTCTATTTTTATTCCTTCTAGCAATTCTTTTAACCAATCCATCTTTTAAATATCTCCTTTCATTTTTTACACAATAAAAAAAGTCTTTAAAGACTTTTGTCTAGTGATTCATTTAATTCTTCTCCTACTCTCTTTAGAATTTCATCAGAAACTTTATCTATATTAGCTTCATTTTTTTCTTTTAATTTATTGCAAAGAATACCTACATTGACATTAGCAATACAATTAATAAAGATTTGTACTACACAAACTACAGCTATAACTTGAGTTAATATATACATTAAAATCACCTACTTTTTTAAACTTTTACATAATAAAAGCACCTACTAATTTATTGTTCAGTAAGTGCTTCTAACATTGATAACTCATTTCTTTTTTCAAATCGTTATTTTTAGCAGCTTTTATAAGTTTAGAAATAGCTTTTAACGTTGCTGATTTACTTATATGTTCATCTTTTGACTCTTTTATTATTTCATAATTATAAAAATCATCTAAATATATTTTTATTCTTCCATCAAGCTTATTTTCTTCATATCCATAACTATATATAACATATTCATTATTCTTTTCTAATAAGTTCATTAAGACAATCATCTTCTTCAAACTCTCCTTTCTGTTTAATTAATTCTTTATACCAATCATGCTTTTTCTCAGTCATTCTATGGGCTTCTAAGTTACTTATATTATACTTTTTCTCAAATATACTTTCAAGGTATTCATGTTTTAATAAGAGAATATCAATATCTTCGTATGTACCATTTATAAGTCTTTGCCAAGCAACTGACATACTATAGTCAGAATCCAACATACGTCTAGTTCCATCTCTCATTATATGAGTATTGTAGAAAATATGATTTTTAATTTGACCTATACTTTTTTCTGACCAATTTGTATTCTTTGATATTTTGGAAATATCATCTTTTCTATTTCTAATATTATCGTAATATAGTTCTGCTTCTTCTTCTCTTCTTATATTCCACTCGATATCACCTTTAGTATATTTTGCACCAGTTTGTTTACTATTATTTTTAACATACTTCTCATACCACTCATTATACTTCATACTAGATGGTACATAATATGTTTTTCCATCTTCTCCTCTTGCTGCTCTATAGCCTTCTTCATCCTCGAACCAAGGAGCTGTTGTTGTCCTACAACGACAATGAAATGGTGGAGCTGTTATTCCAACTTGATAATCTTTCATATCAAATATTTTTCCATCTAACTCTCTGCATATATTTGAAGTTCTTAAATCTAATGTAGCAATAATCTCATATTTCTCTACTTCTAAATCACTAAAACAATCTTTTCTACTTGCTGATGCAAAGAAAGCTGATTCAGTCATTATCAAATTCTTAGCTTGTGATTTAGATACATTAAATCTCTTAGCAAAGTCATTTACTAAATTTTTTGGATTTTCACCTCTAATAATTGATTGAGTTAGCTTAGTATGTAGTTCATTTACTAAAGTAGGTCTATACTTACCCCAAATTCTTTCACTAAAGTTTAATCCATCTATTGCCCATGGTTTAGAGATAATTTTATTTATTCTATTAGTATCAAGACTCATTAAACTCCAACCAACGTTTACTCCTTGTTGAACATTAAAAGCTGTATGATAGTATCCACTTGTATAAATATCTCTCATTAGTTTATCAATACCATCAAGTTCATTTCCATATAAAACTTCTACTTGTTGCTGTATTTGTAACTTTAAAGCTTCAAGCCTTGTTATATGAACTCTTGCACTAGCATTTTCTAACTCTTTCATCCACTTTTGATTTATAGCATTTTCTTTACCATATTTAATATATTCTTCAACACTCCATTTAAACTCTTCTAGTTCTCTTGTATTTAGTAGTTTCTTAGCTTCTAATAAAGATATTCCTTCATTTTTGGCAAATCTGTTGTACCATGCTAATATATCTTTTTCTATACTATTTATAGCTAGTTTATATTGCTTTTCTAATTCAAGATAATATTTTACACTTTTGTTATTTTGAGCTTCTTCTAATTGTTCAAATCTCTTTCTCCAATAATCTTTATGTTTCATCTATAACACCATCTTGATTATTAGGAATTAAATCATCATACTCTTTTTGAGTATCTTCCTGTTTTTTAAGTCTCTCAAGTTCGTCATTAACATCCTCGACCCAAGGATGGTTAGAAACAATAGTTTCATCTGATACAATTCCAGTTGATTTAGCTGCCATATCTATCTTTTCAGCTTCATTTATTATCATAGAGTGATTAAAAGTAATTTGAACTGTTTTATAATCATAGCTCTTACTACCACTTATCTTTAAATACTCACACACAAACCATAAAAGCTCTCTAATTGCTTTTTTAAACTTCTTTTCAGTCTTAGAACATTTTAAGTCAAGTAGTGAATATAAAAATTTAAGTGCTACACCCGATTTGTCACCTGTGTTTTGAGATTCTGGATTAACTCCTTGACCAAAGATAATTATATTCTTTTCCAATCTATCAAGAAGCTCCTTTTTAGCTTCAACTGGTATATTTATCTCTAGTTTATCAACTCCACCTCCACCATCTACTTTAATTGATTTATAGTATCTTATATTATCTATAAACTCTTGTAGACTTGTTCCTGGATATTCTTTTAATACATAAATAACCTCTTGTATTTCATCTAAGTTATCTGCTAGTGTAGAAATATTATTGTCATATATATCTATTAATGATTTATAGAAAGTTAAATCTGAGACACACTTTTCATTATTTTTAAAAGGTATAAATGGAACTTTACCCCATCCCTGTTCTTTGTTATTTATTCTAAAATGACCTTCTTGTATATCAGTCATTTTTCCATATTCATCATATAAAAATTCTTGAATAAAACTATTACCTCTTTCAATAAAGTAAGTTATGTCATTTTCTGTGTAGTACTCAACTCTTTTTATTTTATTTCCATCTATATCTTCAATATAATAAAACCTAATAAATGCAACTAATTCCCTCTGTCTTTTACTATCCCAAATAGGAATTGCTTCTTCAGCTGGAATTATTACATATTTAAACTCACCTTTTCTATTAATATATGGATGTAACCATTCAACCCCTTTATTACTAGCATTGAGATATAGTTCTGTTATTGTATCGTCAAACTCTTCTCCTAGTAAGTCATTTAAAAGCTTAGTGAGATTATCATCATCTGCATTAAATACTATGGGATTTCCGACACTATAGCCTACCTTTTGGTCAACTAAAAGCTTATGGTAGTTGTTAATTGCTTTATTATTAACTTTAGTAAAATCATCAACCTTAGCTCCATCTAAGAGATAATATCTTCTCTTATTGTTTACATCAGTATTACCATAATAGTATTCTTCTCCTTGTTTATATTTTTCTGGTCTATGCTTTAAGATGTAGTGTTCTATGACTTTTACTAGGTTAATGGTGCTCTCTTTTTTTAACTGAACTTTTATTAAATCTGTTTCACTTATATAAATATTTAACACCTCCTTTACTTTAAGAAGCTTATTCCATTATTTTTAAGCTTATTATCTATAGAATATCTAAGCGCAGCCATTGCATCATCCATAAACTCAACTGGTTCATCAAGATATAATCCAGTTCTTTCATCTTGTTTCCATTTCCATTGTTGTATTTCTTTTATGGTATTAGTGCAACTAGGATGTACATGTATTCTTAATTGTTTCAAATAATCTATTTGAGCTTTAACACTTCCTGGTCCTTTTTTAACTCCTTTAGCTTTATATCCTGCACTCTTCCACATCTTAATTCTATCTGGTTCAGCACTATCACAGTACATAAATAGAGTCTTTTCTAAACCTATACTATTTGCAATCTTTATGATTTCTGAGGTATCCATTTCATGTGCATATATTTCGTTACATATATATAACTCTCCATCCTTAAAGCCAATTCTAAGTACTACATTTGCATGGTTAAATCCAAAGTCTTGTGATAACCTCATATTGTCAAAATACTCAGATTCTGTAGGAAATTCATGTATAACATAATTTTTAAGTATTGCTCCACCAGTTTCTCCCCATTCTCCAAGACCATAGACTTTGTACCCTTCTGGGTCTTGCTCTTTTCTCATTTGCATTCTTCTGTAGTAAGCCTCATCTATGAATCTATTTTGTAGATAAGTACTATGATGAGTAAATATATCATCATTTTTATAGTCAAAATACTTTCTTTTTATCCAATGAGTAGCTGAGACTGGATTAAATGTAAATGTCATTTGATAGTATAGGTTAGGATTAGTTAAAATACCTCTTAAACGGTCATCTAGTATGTCTATGTCACTTTCCATAAGTTCTGTAGCTTCTTCACACCAAACCCATGTTAATTTTCCTTTCGAGAAGTTAATTGATTTTAATTTTTCTCTTTGTTTTGCATCATTAACTCCTCTGAAAATTATAGAGTTACCAGTAACTTTACTCTTAATTTCTAAAGGATTTAAAGTAGTTTTCCAATACTTATCAGCTTGTTTACCATAAATACGATTTATAGCTCCTGTAAGCTCTGCATACGTTGAATACTTATGTGTAGCTTCTGACTTTCTAACTACTAATAGATTAGCTCCTTGATACTTCTTATCTCCTAACTTTAGTATATAGTCTTGTGCTACATTAACAGATTTTCCACTCCCTGCTGAACCTTTCATTGCTCTGTATCTTTTTTTAGTAAAATTGGCTTCCTTGAAATCTGGATTAAAATCTATTCTAACTATCATTTCTATCACCATAATCTACACTTATTTTCAACTCATCATCTCCAATATCATCTTTACTTAGGTTATCAACTTCACATTTCAACTTCTCAACTCTTGTTTTCTGCTCCTCTGTAGCCAAATTCCAATCCTTATGAATCATTTCATCATACTGTTTAATTAAACTTCTAAGTTCACTCATTGCTCTACTCTGTGCATTAAGAAAAGATGCTTGCCTATCCCATGCAAATTGAAATTCATACTCTATCTTCTCACCATTTTCTGTGCTTTCATGTTTCTTTAACTCCTTAATCATTTCTTCCTTGTCTTTAACATACATTATCTTTTGTGCTCTTATTATTGCTGCATATTGAATTGTTATCTGTTCCCAAAGAATATCAAATTTATCTTTTATAGATATTTCTTGTATTAATTCCCTAGTTTCTTCAGGTAGATATTTTGAGAAGAAACCAAACTTTTCAGCAGTGGCATTTTTATTACCTATGGGTGCACCTCTTTTATTTTTAGGTGCACCCTTCTTTTTCTCACTAGCCCAATTGTATCTTTTTATCCATGACTTTAAAGTGTTTAAACTAATGTCATACTTTGCTGATATTTCCTTTTGTTTCATACCTTTTATGTAATCTTGTTTTACCTTTTCTTTGACATCTTGCACATCACCACCTCGTTTGTTTGTCGTTTTGGGAATTAAAAAAGACCCTCCATCAAGACAGTCCCTTAAATCATTTCTATTAATTCCTTAATCTTTTTATATACCTCTTTATAATTCATATCTTTATCTATTAACTTAGGTAATTTCATAGATATAATTCTTTCAAGTGCTTGTATATCAAATAGTTCGCTTTGATTTAACTCATCTCTTTTCACACCTTTTGGAATACCTAATTTTTTTCTTACAAGTTCAGTAAAATGTTTATAATACATCTGAGGTTTATTGCTACCTTGACTAGTAGCATAATATACAAACTCTTGTATTTCATCTGTAAAATCTTTTCTTACTTTTTTGCCTTCTGTCCTTATATCCAGCCATTCCTGGTCTTTTTCTGTAGCAATATAATAACCATGTATTCTAATTTGTTTAAGTGTTTTTGTAACCCATTTTGTAAATAACTTTGCTTCTGGTTTATTACTTCTAAATGACATATTGTACACAGCTTCTTCTGTAACAAAAGTAGTACCGAAGTTAGGCAATTTATCTTTAAAGTTTCTAGTGTAGGAATCTCCGACAGTAGACTCATTAAATTTCTTTTTATATTCTCTATCTATATTTCTTAATGTATCACGAATATTTACTATGCCTAGTTCCTCTCCTACGTCATTTGCATTAAACCAAACTTCTTCTCCATTTTTGGACCACATTACTTTTACATTTTTCTCTTGTAAAATTTTCAACATACTACTACCTCCTGTTTTTATTTTCGACCCCTCAATTTGAGCCATCGAAAATATTAAATATTCGACTTTAGACATGCATGACATGCATATCTGAATAGTGCATGCCGTGCATTTTTAATAAATTTTTGTATTAAAAAAGACCTAGAAGTTAATCTAAGCCTTTTTAATGGGGGATACATATTATTAAAGGGAGCAAGTTCCAGGAATCGAACCTAGATTAAACCAGTACTTGCATGGTGAGTGAGGTTACCAAGCCCCACTCGGTTTTTAGTCTTTGAATTAAGATACAAAATTGTATGAGATTTTAATCTCAATTCATATACTATTTTTTAGTGTATCCGTAGATTAATTGAAATAGAAAAACTAAAGATTGAACATAGTTAGAATTGAACTAACAGCATCCTCATGCCCTGCCTAGTCTGTTCATAGTGACTAGGGCAATCCCTTAACCCTAGTCAAATATTAAGTTTTGAGAGGGAAATCTTTATTTCCACAATACTATTATCTCATGCTTTTTTAATCAAAACGGGGAGAAAGTAGGGAATAAAGTGGGAATTTCTGGGGAAAAACTGGGGAATTTTCTAATTTTTAAATAATGGGAGTTCATTTTCCTTAATTCTTGGATAAAGCATATCCATAACTTTATACACTAATCTTTCCCTTACACATCTACATGTTTTCCTATCTGAGTTCATTTCTAAGGATATATAAACCATACTATTTTTCATTCTGCTATTATAAAACAGTTTAAAAAAATGTTCTTCTCTTATATCTAAGCATGTAAGTCTTATCTTCTCCAGAGTAAACTTCACATTTACCTACGATATCTCCTGCTTTATATTCCTTCTTTAATTCATCAATAACAATCTTCTTTTCTATTTCTTTATCTTTTTTCAGTTTTTTTAATCTAGCAATATCTCTTTCTTTTTTTATAATCTCATTCTCAACAGTTGAATTAAAAGCATATGTTGGACTTACTTTTTCACCATACCCGATAGCCTTACAACCAAATATTTCATTTTCTCTACTTTCTATATCTAATTCAAGATTTTTAATTTCTGCACTTAAAAATTTATAATGATGTAGTCTACCTTCTACTTTTTTAAATAGTTCTTTTTTATTAATATTATTATCCATACTTTCACACTCCTGTTTATGTTATAATAATCTTGGATAAAAGCTTTATATTTTTGACAAGTGGAGTGTGAAAGCACTCCTTTTCTCTTTTAATTAACTATTGCAGGTTTTCCCCTTTAAAGGAGAAAAATCTATTCCTGTCTTAACTCACAATTGATAATTGACTATTCAAAAGTCTTATTTCTTCTTCAAACACTATAGGTAACTTATAACTATTTACAATCTCTAATACTTTATCTAATTGACAACGCTTTATAGCCTTATAACTATCTACTCCAAATTCTCGTTTAATCTGATGGTATATATCACTATAAACTTTACCTCTTAAAGATTTATTTTTATAAGCCTTACTTCCATGTCCACCAAGTGATTTTGTTGCTACTCTCTTAACCTCTTTAACAATACACTCACACTCGATATTGAATAATGGTGCATCATCCATAAAGTTCTCTAACTTCTCATTAACATTCTCTATTTTAGTTTCTAAGACTTCTTGTTTCTTATCTAGCATAAATATAGCTTGTAACTCCTTTGATGCACTTAAAAGAGGATTATTTAGTTCTTTTCTCATAGAGAAATATCCATCAACTAACTTCTCATATAATTCCCAAGCTATATCATCTTCTAATATTTTTAATAATTTTGCATAACCTCTTTCAGATAATATATAAATCCCAGATAATAACCCTTTGTTTTTTAACCCTCTATAAGAATTAATTGATTGTTGAGTAAATCCTAATTCTTTTATTTTGGTATCGTCCAAACCGACACCTAACAAATCTAATATATCTTTTCCATCTTTAAATCTTTTTCTATTCTTATTTATAAGCTCATTAATCTGTCTAGATTCTCTATTATGTATCTCAGCTATATCTTTTACTAGCATTGCTTTCTTATGTTCTCCAAATCCACCCTCAATGTTATGAAATTTCATTCCCTCGATTTCTAAAGTTCCAAGTACTGTTATTTCTTTATTTATATTTTCATTCATAATTTATCTCTCCTTTACCATTTGATATATTCTCTATTCAGCTTTTTCACATTTTTATGAAAAACTGAGTACCTAATCTAACGAACGGATTTTTCCGTTGGTTAAATAACATCTTCTAATATAACCTCAACTCTTGGTTTATCACTGTAATATTTACTAGCTACAACCTCAACAATCTGCGTATCATCTTTATAAGCTATCTCATTGAGTGAATCAGCTATAATCTTGACCACATTATCAATATCTGGTTTTTTATTGGGTCTTAACACATTATTTCTTTTCTGCTCTTTAATCTTTTTACTGTTACTTTTTGCTATAGAGTAATAACATCTTAAAGTCATTTTTATGTATCCAGTAAAATAATGTCTAACTTTAGATTGATATAACCATTTTATTAATTCTTCATAGTCCTTAGTTTTCTGTGGTGTATAGGTCCTTTTAGTAGCCAAGTTAAATCTAGGTCTTTCTTTACCAACTGGTTCTCCATCTATTACAAGAAAAACTTTCATTTTTTCACCTTCTTAGCCTTCTTCCTACATTCTTTACAACAATAAACATCCTTAGATTTTTCTTCAAGATAAAATAACTTACCACACCAACTGCATCTTCTTCGTTTCATAAGCTCACTTCCTATTTAGCGTAAATCTTCTAGCTCTAAGTGAGAGTTTATTTTTGTTAGTTCTTCTTCTAGAGCTTCCAAACACTTATTTTTATTTTTTAAAATACTATTTGTAGAACGGCATTTTACTGTAATACCAGTTGGAATATGAGTAACTTCAACAGAATAATCTTTACTTTTCACCATTTTCAAATCTTTAGGATGTATAGTATATCCGTTTTCTAATTCATATAGCTCATTTTTACCTTCAAGATAGCTTTCGCATTCTTTGAAGTTATTAATTTCAATTCTTTCAAGCATACACATATCTTCAAAGTAGTTTTTACAATTATAATTTTCACAATATATATTAGCCATTTAACGCACTCCTTTTATAAGTCAAGCCTATAACATTCTAGTTTCATTCACAAACTTACCTTGACTATTTTATTCTATTTACTTCTTAATTTCTTATAGTTCTCTTCACATACTTTATCCATATTTTCTTTGTATTTGCATCCTACACACATTACAAGTTATAAGGTTATTGCTAATTACAAAGTCATAGTTGACACATCTTTCATCACACTTTTTATGAATTAATCTTTTTTTCATTTTAATTCTTTTATTCATATTTAACCCTCCCTTAGCTTCTCAATTATCTCAATTTCATCATCTGAAAATACCATACAGGCTTCCCCATCACAATTACCATTTTCCCAATCTTTTTTAAATCGTTCATATTCATTTATATAACATCCAGTATATTCATCCTGCTCTAAAAGATAATGTGCTTCCATTATTATTTTTCTATCTTCTTCATTGTAATTAGCTAGACAATATTCATCTCCAAATTTAACTACTATTACTTTTAAATCATCAATCAAGTTATAGTATTTCAGAGTATTTTTTAATCCTTTTTCTGAATACTCAAAGTCTACGCTTTGATTTCTTACCTGCTCCAATGTTCTTTTAGTCTTTATTTTCACTTTATAGATGTTAAACATAATTTACAATCTCCTTCTCCAGCCAATTTTTATTATTTAATATTTAGGAAATTCTCCATAAGTCGTAGCAAGACA